ACATGCAGGCCGAGGAACGTGCGCGCGAAGAAGCGATGCGCTTTGCTCAGCAGCAGTATGCTGACAGCCAGCTTGGCATGACGGATGCGCGAGGCAATCGCATCTACTTCGTGCCGGGCAAGGGATGGGTGACTGACACCACCTACGAGACTGATCAGCTGATCCGCGCAGGTGATCGCGAAGAGGCGGCTATCCTCAATGAGGATCTGCCGCGCAAGCGTCGCATCGAGGCAGCGAACGAGAGGGAACAGGGGCAAGACCGCTATATGGCGCAGGGCCTGCGTGACATGTTCACGCGTGCGCTGACAGATAGCAGCCGCAGTCCAGGTGCTATGGAAGCACTCATCCGTGATGCGTCTACACAAGGTATCAACAAGGGCTTCGATGACCAGACTGAGATTGCGTCGCGTAATGCTCTCAGGACAGGATCTAGTAACGCTGGCTCAATCTTCTCGTCGATCGGTTCAGCGCGTGCCGACGCCCTTTCTAAAGCGTTTGCAGATGCGCGTCTACGTGGCATTGACGCGTCGAGGTCGATGAAGTCACAAGACTTGTCACAGCTTGGTGGACTGTATGAGTCGTTTGCCTCTCGCGCTGGCAAGCCTGTTGACGCGCAGTTCAATCCTCGTGATTTCACGTCGCAGTTCAGTCAAGCCGCTGCTGGTCTTGGAGCCAACGCATCGAAGGCAGGTTCTAATCTCATCGATGCCGCTGGCAAGACGGGCGGTACTATGGACTATGCACCGCCGAACATGGGGCTCCCGAATGCACTGAGTCAGTTCGGACAGACGCTGATGGGATTGCAGAGCCAGCAGAACGGTAGCGCAGAGCAGCAGAAGATGATGCAGATGTTCATGCAGCTCATGAAGAATGGGGGCTACAGTGGCTAAGGCTAGTTCGATCCCCGACTACAACCAAGACTTCCCTGACTTCGGTACGCGGGTGCTAGAGACATGGGGACGTGAAGGCAATCTTGCACGTGAGATGGCCAATCGTTTGCTCATGGCTAGCGGTAACGTCGTCGAGGCTCGCAGGAAGGACGCCAGTGACTTCGAACAGGCGAAGGAACTAGCGGCTATCAAGCAGAAGTATACGCAGCAGAATCAAGCTAGTGCTGCTGCGCGTGCTGATGCCAAAGAGAAAGCTAACGCACCGCAGCTAGATCCGGCATCTGGCAACTGGATCTTGCCGCCGAGTGTCGCCTTCAATGCGCAGCTTCAAGGTGCTGGTTCTGTTGTCGGTACAACATGGACGAAGAAAGGCCCGATGACGCTGTTCAAACCTGCGAACGGTGAGCCTCAGTCTCCGCCGGCTGGATCGCCTCGCGCAGTGCCATACACGCAAGGTGGCAGCAGCATCCCTGCACCTGTCGTCACTCCTCCTCCGCCTCCTGCTGGTGGACCTCCCGCGCCTGCTGGATTGAAGCCAGTCACGCTGCGCAGTGGTAAGGTCGTCTACGCAGACGAGCAAGGGAATATCGTCAATGTCCCTAAGTGAAGAAGAGAAGCAGGAACTCTTAGCGCAAGGCTTCAAGCTGCCTCCTGAGCAGCCATCGATGAAGCGCGAAGAGAAACCTAGCGAAGATAGTTGGGGCGCGTGGATTGGTAGACGCACATTTGGTGCCATAGCCAAAGGTGCGTCTAGCGACATGCTCAATGCCGTTGTTGGTCTGCCATATATCGCAGGCAAGACTGTCTACAATCGTGCTGCCGAGAAGGACAATTGGGGCGATGCGCTGAAAGCTGCTGCTATCCCTGATGAGGGCGCAGCTATGCAGGCTGACATCGTTGCAGAACGAGACAACTTCCTGCGTCAGAACCCTACTGCTACGAACGAACAGGTTCAGAACTTCGTCAATAGCTACATCCAGAGTGATGACTATTATCACAAGACGCAGGAGTCTCTAGCAGCACCATTGCGTTGGGCAGCGAAGATTGAGGAAGGCATCAACACCCTCGTCGGTGAGACGCGTAAGCCTGATCAGATGACGAGTGCTGATGAACTCACGGAGTTGGCTACGCAGGGCGCCATTGGCATGACACTGCGCAATCCGACTAGTGCTGCAAAGCTGCCTGCATCACTGGCTGGCAAGGTTGCGAAGTACGCTGCTAAGGGCGTAGAACTCGCGACACCGTTCACTGTCCCTTATAGTGCTGGCAACGTAGCTGCGAACGTCGGTGTTGGTGCTGCTATCAATCAGGGCATCCGCTATGCGACTGATCAGGAGACTGTTCTCGACAGTGCTGGAGATGCTGCCACTGCTAGTGCTGCTGGCGCTGGTGCTGTGGGTCTGGCCGCCGTTCTAGGCAAGGCTGGCAAGGCTACACAGGTCGCCAAGGGCATCACACGCGAAGGGTCGAAGGAGTTCATAGACGTGCCTGCGGGGGCCGTAGGCGGGGCACAGACCATCGTCCGAGACATTGGGCCGCAGGGACCGGGGGGCCTGTACAGTCGCGCCATGGGCAAGGTGAAGACGGGTCTTGACGAAGAGGCGCCGGTACGTGCTGCCGTGCGCGAGGTGAGCAAAGATCCAGAGGCGCCGGGTGATGTTGATGACATCGCTGCGTCTGCGCATGGTGCATCGTTCTTCAAGCGCGTCAAGCAGCAAGCTGATGAGTGGGTCATCGAACCTGTGCGCAACTATCAGCGTATGAGTCCTGATGCTCAGAAGGCATGGGATGAGTACGCGAACCTGCATGTGCTGCTTGATAGACGCAAGGAGGCATTGAAGCTTGCGGATGACGCGATGCTCGATGCTGGCACTGCGTTCAGACGTGCGCCGACGAAGGCTAACCTCGATGCTTACCAAGCTGCACAGGAAGCAGTGAGGAAGATCAAAGATGATGAGCCTGAGACGCGTCTCGTGATGCCGCAGTACACGACGAAGGAGGCTGAGCAGCTCATCGCTAAGATGACGAATGATCTGCCCGAGTTGAAGCAGCATCTCAATCTTGTCGATCGCACGACGAAGCGCATCCTCAATGAACGCGTGGGCCGGGGCATCGATGACCCTCAGTCTGCACAGAACCTACAGCGCTTCTTCTATTACGGTCGTCAGTGGCAGGACGAAGACATTGGCCGTTCGTGGTGGGACAAAGCCATGCGTGGAGAGAAGCAGCGTGGTCCTGACTTCCAGGCACTGACTCGTGACGCACGACGTGTGAACACCGATGATGTGTCGCACATGGTGACTATGCCTGGAGCATCTATGGAAGCATTGGTGCAGTACGCACAGCACAGCGCATCGTTGCTTGAACGCAATGCTAGCCACACGGCCATCATGAAGCGGCTAGGTCTCACTCCTACGAACCGCAATGCTGTGAAGGAGATCGATCCTACTAAACACGTCGTCACGTTTGATAAGGGCAAGGAACAGGTATGGCAGGTGCCAGAGGGATTGGCGAAAGGCTTGAATGTCGTCGCTGACAATCTCTCGATGGCAGAGAAGATGATGCAGGTGCCGCGCGTGTGGTTGCAGCGAGGCTACACTGGTGCACTAGGTGGTCCTGCTGCACTGATGAAGCAGTTGCTGTGGGCTATGCCTAGCGCTGTCTCTCTTGCTAGAGCAGGTAGTGGCATCTCGCCTGTCACTGTAGCGCGAGGCATGGCACGTGCCGCTGTAGCTGGTGAACCTGTGCATCACATGATCGCAGATATTATGAGGGACTTCCGCACTATCCTCATTCAGACGGAAAGCGGTAAGCGGCTCATCTCTGCGTTCGGTCAAGATCCGAAGAAGGTTGATGACTGGCTCTGGACCTCATCGCAGAACATGAAGAGATTCATGTTGGAGGATGCACTGACACTCGGACTAGATCCTGAGTCGATGGTTGGACATACCGTCGAGAAGGTCGCTGGTCTGCGGTCGCGCGTAGAGGAGATCACTGGCTCCAAGCTTGGTGCTGCTGGACGCTTGGCTACGTTCCCTCTTAGCTATCCGCTCAAGGCGTGGATCAACTTCTTCGAGACTATGCAGTCTGGCTCTCGTCTCGGTGCTATTGCACAGGAGATGGCCAAGGCCAAGAAGCAGTACGGTTCTGTGGACCTGATCCCAAAGAAGGAACTCGCGCACATCGAGATGCTAGGTCGTGAGACTGAAGGCGACCTCATTCGCATGAGCGGTAGTCGTACGATGCGGTTCCTGCAACGCACTGTGCCGTATGCGCGTGTGCAGATGGCAGGCTACGCCATCATGTCGAAGCGCCTGCGTGCTGCATTCGGTATGGACCCGACCGTGAAGCCGTTCAGTGTCGATCATCTCGACGCGTTCTCACGAGTCATGATGCTCGGTGTTGCGCCTGCAGTAGCTGCTGCGTATCTCGCCAGTCGTAGCCCTGGTACGAGCAACTACTATTGGAATGTCATGCCTCGCTATGAGCGCGAGAGGAACATGCTGTTCCCTGATCCTGCGCATCCTGACTTCTTCGACACATTCTCGAAGTGGCACAACGGCGAACTCATGGACTTCGAACCAGAGAAGTTCATGAAGATGCCGATCCCGCCTGACTTCGGTCCGTTGACGAGTGCCATCATTCAGTCGATGCCTGCTATGGGCATGGTGCCTGCTGGCACTGTCGAGGACAATCCGACTGCATGGAGTGTGGTACGCAATACACTGGCTGACGTGTTGGGGGGTTTTGTGCCGACGGCTGTAACTGCCGGTGCCTCACTGTTCGGCGGTAAGATCAACATGCAGGATGCTATTGCTGAGGGAACTAATCCGTTCCGTGGTGGACAGCAAAGCACGCGCATCGATCCGGGTGCGACGTCTGGTGTGTCGTCGCTGGAGGACTTGCCTTATGTTGGTGCGAGTGCTGCTGCTATGGGCACGCGCATCAAGGATGTAGCTATGGCTCTCGGCGGTCTGTTCGGTGTGCAGATGCTGGAGGGATTGGAGACTGGTGCGTCTGTGCACGCTGCTGCTAAGAAAGCAGGAGAAGGCAAGGACAAATGGTCTCCTCTCAAACAGGGTGTTGAGGGATTCATTGACGAGTACTGGCAACAGCAGATGGACAAGATGCCTGACGGTCCAGGGGTCTGGTCACTGACTGAACGTGTGAAGACGTTCAATGCTTATAGCAAGGCGCTGCGTGAAGCTGGTGGTCATCTGCGAGAGGCTAGTCAGTACTACACACAGGTAGCCGGCAACCCGCAGGTGCGCAATCCTGAGACGATCCGTGATCCGTTGACTCAGCAGATCATCGGTGAGTTGACGAAGAAGCTTGGGAACAAGACGCCATATGGACAGCTTGGCAAACAGCTAGACATGCTGCGTGCAGAGATCGACATCACACGTAGTGCCACGAGTCGTGCGTCCATCAGTCCTACCGACCGTGCGCAGATGGGCAACAACATCGCACGTCGTACGCTCATCGCACAGATGCAACAGAAAGACCTGCTGGACAAGAACGTAGAGTCTATCCAGCAGGCTTATGGTGAAGCATTCAAACAGCAGTACGGTGTACCTCTGACGCTAGAGAATCTAGCTGCTGTCAGTAGACGATTGCTGATTGGCAAGCCACCTCAGCAGTAGTCTTCGCGACTGATCTTCTTGATCGTAGACCATCTGTGAAGTCCCTGTTCATCGGGGACCGAGATGCCTGCGTCCATCGGTATGATGAGTGGATCAGTACACGACCGGATAGTCTTGCCCCCAACATTGATGGGATTAGCCGGGAACAATATTGGCTCCTCTGCGTACTTACGTAGGATGCGAAGACAGTCCTTAGCCTTGTCGATAGGCGCCAGACCGATCAACGCATCATGCACGTTGATACCAAGACGTGCCGACCTTGGCCATTTGGGGTCGTCGTGTGCCTTATAGATGACACGGCAAACCTTATCGCCGATGGTCGATTGGGGCTTGAACGCCACTATACTTTCTAGCGCCTCTGTGCTAGGACGTTCAAGCAATGGCAAGCGTCGACCGAACGCGTTATAGAGGGCTTTAGTAGTGCGGATCTCCTGCTCTAGTGCGGCCCACCAATGACGCAGTTCGGGATTGATCTTGTGATATATCTCATACGAACGGTATGCCTCACTGCGTGACAGCCCGGTGGTGAGGCTTAGCCTATCTGGGGCCATACGGTAGTTGAGGCCATGTCTGCACCGCTTAGCAATGTACCTGATCGTGGGCCTGTCGTCTGCGTCACGGTCCTTGGTCGGAACCTCGTCGTAAGGTACGCCGAACATTTCGCTGGCCAGAGCCCTGTGACAGTCGTACTTCCCATCGACTCTCGCACGCTCGAAGTCGCGAATCCACGACTCGATGTTAGCAAGCCAGCCGACGACTCGCGCTTCGGCTTGACTAAGGTCGAAGTAGATAAAGCAGTAGCCAGGGTCAGCAATGTACATTTGCTGCGCCCGTGATGGTTGGTTCTGCGCATTCATACCGCAGCCCCACCATGTCGCTGCTGACGACAGACGACCGGGAGCAGATTGCACGCCAGTCTGCTTCCATTCACACCTGAATCGCTGATCAGGATCGATGTTCATCGACGCATAGGTCGAGAAGAACTTCTTCTCCTTAGCGTACTCATCGATCGCACGGATCACAGCACGCGCCTCCTCCTTCGTACGCGGATGGTTGTACATCGTCGTACGGTTCTCAGCGTTAGTGCTGCTACCTCTCCCCACCAGCTTCAGCTTGTTGAACAACAGGTCACTGAGTTGCTTCGGCGACGACGGGTTAGGCTCGTACTCAGGGCCTTCGCCTGTTGCAGCGCGTGCAGCCTCTTGGAACGTGCGTAGCTTCTGCTGTACCTCCTGTTCTAGCTCTACAAAGAGACGATCCTTGAGGGTTGTATCAACCCTGATACCGCCCACAGTGAGGCGCACGAGGTGCATCTGGAGACGCATGACGTGCTCGAAGAAGAATCTGTCGAGCTTTGAGGCACGCAGCTCATCAAGTTCCCGCATGAACACCTGTAGCGTAATGCAACAATCGTGGCCGTTGTATCGCCAGAACGAGTCGATGTCTCCAGCTTCTTTCCAGTCATCCTTCTCATCCTTGTAGTAGGGGTGATCAGTGTACTGCGTAGTGAGGAAGCCGAGATTGTGCGGTAGCTGAGGATACAGCGTATGATGTGCGAGCATCGTGTCGAAGTGCGCCTTGCGCAGCGCAATCCTGTCCTTGTACCAGAGCCACGACATGTCGAACATGCCGTTCTGCATCACATACCGCGTAGCCGGATCATCAGATAGAGACTGTATCTCCTGCCGTATGCGGGCCTCGTCACTCGTATCAAACCGATTACTGGTAAGGTCTCGGAAAGAGATGCACATAGCTTCGTCAGTTCGGTTCGCAAATCCAATACATGCTGTCTCTCCACCGATAGTCTCAATATCAGTTGCGATGGGAATACGATCCGCTCGCAGTCCGCGTATAAAGTCGATAGCCTGCTTAGGTGTGGGGTTAATGTGGACCAGCATTGGATTAGGATTATGCTTGCCGTCGATAACTCTTCGGAGTTTAGCGCAATCGAGGGCGAATACGATTTCATTCTTCGGCTCCCTCAGCACTAGTGCGGGATTGTTTGCACATATAACCTTAACAGTTCTACTGACACCTTCTGCTTCAAGCGTGACTTCAAGGACAGAGCCACGCCAAGAGGTAATCCCCTCATGTCCTGTAAGGGCCCTGAGCGCGTAGTTGCCGAGAGCGAACACATAGCGAAGGTTCGGTAGCTGAAGGAGTTCCCACGTAAGCAGACTGCTCCAGTGATCAAGCTCGTGTCTTGATAGCACCGCCTTCGAATCGTCGCGTTCAATGAGCTTCTTCTTGACGACGTTCGTGACATAGCAGTCAGCCCTCGTGATCTTCTGTGGACGGAGTGTGTTCCAGAGATGCGTGCCGCTACCACCGACGAGAGGACGCCCTACTCTACACTCAGTGTCACCCGGCGCTTCGGCAATGACAGCGATAGTAGAGTAGAGCGAACCATCCATGAGGCAGTGAACGTCTAACTCAGCAGCGTTGGCACGCATAGTGAACTCAGACTTCATCTGCTCCGTGGTGGTGATCATTTGGGCAGCCTCTGCGATACGAGCTTCATCTGGGAGTATAGCACAGCAGCCTCCTCGACAGTCTTGGCATACTGCACTTGGTCTTTATACCGTGCTCTATACAGCCCACTCTGTTGGTGCACAGAGACGCCAGTAGCTTTGCACGCATTCTCTGCGAACTCACGGTTCTCAAGATTGCCTGCGCGCGTGACAGCCCGCAAGTTGCTGATACGATTGTTGGTCTTGTCCCGATCCTTATGATCGATCTCTAGTCCTTCAGGAATCTCGCCATGCACCAGCTCGTAGGCAAGGCGAGAAGCAGAGACAGACATACCACCTATCTTGATGTAGAGATAACCATTGGGCATGGGCCGCGTTGCTACACGACCTGTAATGGATGGCTTCCTGTACGCACGTACCCACGTGAAGATGCCTGTGTCAGGGTCATAGGCAACAATACTCTTTCCACATTCGCACTCAATCATTTGTTGCCTCCCAACCGTTGCACAATGAGCTGTGCATATCCGCAGATATCAACCCAGTGATCGCTATAGTTCGGATCTCCAGCGATGATACGCGCTACCTTGTGTAAGATCATATCTAGTGCCTCCTGCTGGATAGGAGACAGAAGATCATACGCTCTCAGACCACTGTTCATGTTAGCATGTGTACGCACGATCAGCTTGAGCGCCTGTGCTACGCCAGCGTGATCAGTGAATTCACCATGCACCTTGCCTCTTTCACGAAGCACATCAGTTATCTTGTCATCAGGGTACTTTGACTGCTGTAGATCGAGGATCATACCACGCACGTCAACATGCTCAGTGCGATCCACAATGGCGGCACCAGCAATAGTATCAGCCACCTCAGTCTCTTGCTCCTCCACTCTAGCCATAGCCTCTCGGAGGTGGTCATGTTGCACATCCTGGCGCTTCTCGTAATCATCTAGCTTATCCCGCATTGCCGAGACTCCTTGCCCATGCTTTCTGGTCAGTGATGACGAACGCATTCTTGCGCGCACGTGTGATACCCGTATAGAAGTTCTTGCGGTTGGCCATGTACCACGTAGACTTGTTCATCACGTAGCACACATTCTCGTACTCACTACCCTGGGTCTTATGAGTCGTGAGAGCATAGGCCAAGTCCAGTCGCTTGCGCGGATCGATTGTAATGAAGTGATCCTTGTGGAACTCGGAGTACTCATGTGGCACCTCGACCACACGATCTCCGAAGTCAATCTCCAGCGCCCCAATAGGCGAGATAGCAACCACCACGCCGGTCTCACCGTTGAGCATCTGCTTATTGTCTGGCGTAGGGATGTACGTGCCGAGGACAGGCTTGTCTTCCTTGTCGTCCCACTGCGCAAAGCGTTCTTCATAATTGCGCAGTTCATAGCTGTTCTCAGTGCAGACCACCTTGTCGCCGACACTGATGAAGGTCGGAATAGGACGCTTACGGGTATCGAAACGAATGTCCCAGCGATGTCGCGGTAGTTCAAGACCCATGTCCATTGTCGGATTGAGCAGCGCCTGAAGTGTAGTGTTAAGTGCATGTGTACCTACCCACGACTTCTTCTGCGGTGTGATGATCTGGTTCTTGATAGACTTGTAGTCGATACCGCTCTGGACGACGTGATCCATGAGCACATCGACAGGATTGTCAGTCATCTTGAACCGGAAGTTCAGACCCATGCGCGGCGCACGGCCGAGACGAATCTGATTCGCTGCCGTCAGGAGATCAGAGCCCTCAGCCTGTCGATACACAGTCTCCAGCTTGTGCGTATGCTTCATCTTCAGCACACGTTCGAACGGAGTCTCATCGACAGTCTTGAGATCAGCATCCTCGATAGGAGGTAGCTGCGCCAAGTCACCGAAGCAACGCAGCACAGAGTTGGGGCCGAGTGCACTGACGAGATTGCGATGCAGCACCGTGTTGATCATCGCGTACTCATCGACGATGATCACTTGCTGCGAGAGAGGAGTGTTCCTATCGCGCTTCGGCTCTGACGTCTGCGAGACTTCACCAGTCTCAGGATCAGGCTGACCGGGGTGCGTGTATTCGAGAAGACGGTGGAGGGTTGTGGCTTTGTAGCCTGTCGCTTCTGTGATGCGACGTGCAGCCTTGCCTGTTGGCGCTGCTAGTGCGAACGACACTGCTGCATCTGACAGCTTGTCGCATGCGGTCTTGATGATCGTTGTCTTGCCGGAACCTGCTGGCCCTGTTACCGCTACGAGCCTTTTGTTCAGATCGATCACATCGGCGATTGCTAGTTGCTGGTTGACGTCTAGGTCTTGCATACCATGCTCCACAGCTGGTGGTGGTAGTGATGAATACGAGAAGGGCCGGAACAGCCTCAACTCTGTCCCGGCCCTCGCGCTGCTAGTCCAACGGAGAAGAAGTCCTAGCTGCGCTTACTCGGTCGCGTCAGCGATCTCGGCAGTGTCACTGCGCTTCGGCAGCTTGTATTCCTTCATCTTGACCGACGGATCGGTACGGAAGCCCATGAACGAGTCGAGAGCCTTGCGCTTGTCCGACACGACATCGATGATCTCGACATCCGGCTGGCCATCAGCGCCGGTCGTGGCGCGATAGAAGAGGTACAGCTTCTTGTCGATCGGCTTCTGCACGCGCTTGGGCTTGTCACCAGCGGGGCGGGTAGCCTGAGCTTCGGCAGTCTGGTTCGGACGAGCGGTCGGGGAGTTCTTGTCGGTAGCCATAGTCTAGTCTCCTAGAAAGGGTTGGTTGTGTGAGGTAGTGACCGGGACAATGTAGCCCCGGCCATCGTTGTTGTCAAGCGCGAGAGACGCCACGAATGTTGTTGCGCTTCACGCCCTCGTACGTCTCAACGTCGAGTCGGAAATTGGCATCGAGGCCGACCCAATCGTTGACGTCAATCTGCTTCGTGGCCGGAGCGCCGATTGCCTCGCACCACTGACGCAGACGATACCGTGCGATACGATTGTCTTCGAGACCGATGAGGTTGTAGCTCAGCGTCATGCCGTCAGGATACTGCGACGCATCGAAGTCCGCAGGGAACTGATCGGCAGGGATGAGGATACGCGCGGAGCCGTACTTGGTGCCCTTCTGCGAGAGCTTCACTTCGCACGACTGAATCGTGCCACGGTATTCACCTGCCGGCAGCGGCTCGGGAGCCTCAGCATCAGCGATGTTCTCACTGAACTCAACGAGAGACGGCAGCGTGTTGTTGTCAGCCATTGGCTTTCTCCTTTGTGGGGGCTCGCACCTTACTCCCTTATCCTCACCGGCGCAAGCCACTGGATGTAGTGAGGGGGTTACTAGATATAGTACTACTTGGGAAGGGGCAGCTTTTGCTTACCTCCCTTGACCCAAGCATCGAACCACGTAGCGATGCCATCGCCTTGCTGCTTGTCAGCATCGTACTTCCACGGGAACTCGATAGCGCCGGACGTGGAGAAGAGTCGCGTCTTCATAACCTTGCGCAGATTAGAGGGACGAATCATGATGGTACGTGCTGCGCCATTGTCACGCAGATACCATACCTCAGACAACTGAGCAGGCACGGTTGACGGTAGCTGACCTCCGAGTCCTAGTGGATACTCAATGACGCCACCTTGTTCACTGAACTCTGGTGCGCCTTCGTGTGCAATAAAGATCACATGCTTGTTCAGCTTACCTGTCAGCCGCAGTAGGTTCACCACTAGGCGGAAGGAAAGGGCAGTGCGGTAACCGAACCCCTGCAAAGAGGGACGCGCGACAGTAGCACCTTTGCTCGATGCCACACCATGCATCAATGCCTTGTCTGCGAAGCTCGTCAGCGAGTCTACGATGAGTGTGTCGAATGGCAGCTCTTGCTCTGATCCTTCTAATGCTTGCCTTAGTGACCATGGGTTGTCATCTCCCACCTGTTCCGTCTTGCCAGGAGGTAGCTGCGTCATATCAGCAACGAACACATCATCACGATTGGTGATAGACGTAGCACCATCAGGATCGAATGACAGCAGCAGCTTGCGGCCAGGGGCAGTAGCTGCGAGTGTAGTCTTACCTACACCAGCAGGTCCCCATAGCAGCATCGATAGTCGCTCTGGCTTGTCAGTGTTCTTCTTCACCTCAATACCAGCAATGGTGATTGCCATCAATCAGTCCCTTCATCTAGAGGCGACCATAGATGCGTAGGCATCTCTAGTACCATGGCGCGCTGTTCCTCTGCATCACTATCGCAGAAAGGAACGAACTGACATGACCTGAAATAGCGATTGCATGAGTGTGTGTACTTCGGTGCCTGAATAGGATTGCGCATCCATTTATCACCGATCTCGATAGTATGCGCAAACCATTCGAACCATTGCATCCATCTGTACTCAGGACGAGTAACAGGATGACGCACGTAGCCACCGAAGTCAGAGGTACGAGGCTGAGGCATAGCCAACCCTAGCACCACACCGTGCTCGACAGGTTGACTGTAGATGCCGAGGTCGGAGAGGATCGCAGTCACTGCTATACAGTAGCCTGTGACTTGATGACTCATAGTATACCCTGC